AAGATATTTGAGCTTCTCTCTTTTGCTCTTCTGTAGCTGTTAATTCAAAGAGCTTATCATTTAGACTCTTCTTTTCATCAGCGATATTTTTTTCTAGCTCTATTGAGTCTTGTAGTGCTTTTTGTCTATCTTCCTCGATGTAAATAGACTCTTGTAAAGTTTTATTAACATCATAGAGAGAAGATATTTCAGCTTCTCTCTTTTGCTCTTCTGTAGCTGTTAATTCAAAGAGCTTATCATTTAGACTCTTCTTTTCATCAGCGATAGATTTTTCTAACTCTATTGAGTCTTGTAGTGCTTTTTGTCTATCCTCTTCTATATAGATAGTTTCTAATAGAGTCTTAGCCTCATCTCCTAGAATAGTTATACGCTCTCTATCTCTCTCTATTTGCAACTTCTCTTCATCTGTTGTGGTAAGTAGCATATTGTATCTATCTTGTAGAGTCAATAGCTCATTGTCACGAGCTTCATTGAGTGCTGTTTGAGTATCTATTAGTTCCTGCTCTTTAGCTTTTGTCTCATCTAATATAGTAGATCGCATCTCATCAAGTTCTAAAAAATCACCCGACAATGAGAGAAGCTTCCCATACTTTTGACTTGTGTTATCTATACTATTTAACAACTTAACAAACTCTTCTTTAGAGTTCGGGAGTTCTGTACCTATATCAATATCAAATATATTTTTAAGTTCATCTGATTTAGCTTTTATCTGCTCTTCTATTGTTAAAAAGCTATTGAAATATGTATCTGCTCCTTGTTGTAGAGCTTCTAAGCTTCCTGCACCATCTATCATATCTTGAGATACTTCTATAGCTGTATCTCCAAATCCTCTTAGTGTAGATTGAAGAGATGTAAGGTCTGTGTATAGATTGAGTAGTTCATCTCCTAACTCTGCACTTGATTTTATTATTTTGCCTATTTCTGTTGCTTGATATATATTTTTAATTGCATATCTAGCCATATAATCTGTTTGAGGTATTATTAAATCTTCTAGCTTAATCTCTGATTTTACTATAGAGTCTCGTATCAATTCCGTATAAACATCACCCTGCTTATCAATAATATCTCCATAATCTACCATAGATATTTTTAACTTTTCTAGTGACTTTTGAGCTACTTCTACTCCACTAGCAACTCTAATACCTGTCTCTAGATATCCCTCGCCAACTTGATTGAACTCGTCAAGAGATGTAAATACATTTGCTGATAGCTTATCTAATTGTTCACCTAAAAGTGAACTCAAAAAAGAGGATATTTCATCGCTAGATTTTCCCTCTAATGATATTTTACCTATATCAAATTGAGTATTTTGAAGTGCATCATCCAATACGCTAGAGTCTAAACTAAGTCCTGACATAGCACTCTCTATAGTGTCTATACCATAACCGATAGAATCCATAAAGCTATTAGTGAGGTCCGTACCTGCATTAGTAAAAGCCGTTGATATATTTGTACTTTTACTAAGTCCAAACCAACTAGAGCTTACTGTTTTTACTGTCTGATAGCTTTGTATCTCCATATCTGTAAGAGCATCTTTAAAGTTTGTAGTATCAAACTGTAGCCCAGCTCCCTCCAGAGAGGTACTTTTGCCACCCCAAAGATTTGCTGATGTACTACCAACATATTGAGAACCCGTGTAGTCTATCCCTTGGCTCTTTGCTAGTGTGATACCTAATCTATCAAAATTGGTGTTCATCAAATCAAGTGAGGTACTCATCTTTTTAGTATATTCTAGTTGCGATTTATCTATATCAGCAAGTATATTAATAGAGTTTTCTAGTGATTTGTTATCACTTTCCCCTCGAGCCGTGATTTGACTAAAAGCATCAGTTGTGCTACTACTCAACAACCCCTTAATAAGACTAGCACCTACGCTCAAAGCACCACCAACTAAGAAGCTACTCGTAATCCCCATATCTCCAACTATATCATTAAGTACACCACTAGCAGACTTACTCATAGACTCTAACATAGGGTTCATCATATCATTGGTCACGCTATCAAATAAGCTACCAAATGCTTTGTTTATATCTCCATCTATTAGACTCTCAAATGACTTTTTAAAATCCTTAGAAAAGTCATCGGTGAAGCCCTGCATTTTTCGGAGTTCTGCTTCGTATATCTCTGATAGTTGAGATTTAGATAGTCCTTTTGAGCCTAAATCTTTGAGCTTGTTTTGTAGCTCTATAGTTTGTGCTTCCTCTTCTCTTCCTACTGCTTTGAGGTATGTGAGATATGCTTTTTCTCTCTCATCTACATTTTTCTTTACATCTTTTGTAGCTGTAGCTCTTCTAGTGTTAGCTTTTTTTGCCACTTTCGTTGCATTTGTATTCACTTTGTTTGCTAGTTCTATATCAGACACAGCATCAGCTTTTTTCTTTACAGAATAAGAGTCTCTTTTTTTCTGTAAATCAGCAGATGATTTAATCATCGCCTTATCCATCATCACGACTATATCAGACGAAGATTTAATACTCTTACTGTAAGATGCTAGATTTGCTTTATTCTTTGCGATAATAGCATCTCCACTTTTTTCTAGTGTAGAGACTGTAGTTTGTGCTTTGATGAGATTTGCTTGGGCTATTGCAATATCACTAGAGAGTCCGACAAAGTCCATCATTGAGGCGACTGCCACTTTTGCTTCTGCAACTTTAACCATCATTTTGGCTAACATCACATTTATATTTATTTTAATACTCTCTCCAAAATTTGAAGCCCATACTCCAGCCATTTGAAAATATACACCTAGATTATCTATATAAGCTCCTGCACTTACAGCACTCGCAGATAAGATACGAATAATGTTTTCCAAAAAGCCAAGCTCTGATGATGTATCTTGTGTAGAACCTATTAAATCACCAAAGGTAGTATCTATAACTGTAGCAAAATCTACTATATATTCAGTCGATAGAGTAAAAACCAAATCTATCACAGAGCCTAAATCCTCAAACATATATGCAAGTTCTGGAATTGCATTTATGATAGTTGTTGCAACAGATAAAGCCGAACCTTGAAAATCATAAAAGCTTTGTGACCAATCCTCTGTAATATAATTTATAATACTACTTGCCATAACAGTTTCACTATCTTTGAGTTGCTCTGTTAAAGCTTTTAATCCACCTTTGGCATTTTCAAATGAAGTAGCAGACATTCCACTAACTACATTATCCCATTCCACAGCCATATTACTAAGAGCCGTAGCATAGTTATCTGACGCTTGACCAGTCTCTTTGAGCTTCTCTTTTAAGAAAGATACTTTATCTCCAACGAGTTTATATTCTGCCTTTGAGATACCCATAGTTTTCATCATCTTGCCAAATGCACTATTGGCTAACCAAGTACCTGTTGCTAAATCATCTATACCTGTACTAAGCTCATTCGCTCCCATAGAGAAATTTGAAGCTGTATTTGATACAAGTTTAACTATCTCTATTTGGTCTTTTAATGCCCAGTTGTATCTATCCATATTTGGCTTTGCAAGTGCATAGACTTGTACTAAATCCGTTATACCAAGAGCTGTCTCACTATTCACATCTCGTATCATTTGTAGGATTTTTGCACTTTCAATCTGTACGGCATTTGTTCGCTGTACAGAGCTAACCATATTTCCATTAGTATCAACATAAGCTTTTCCTGCAGATACCAATGACAATAATTTACTAGATGCTAAATCTAATCCTACATTTGACTCCCAACTCTCTACAGCCAAATCTTTGAGAGCATTAACTATCGCATATATACCAAATGTAGCACCTGCTAACGCTAATAGTCTAGTTCCCATAGTAGCGAGTGAGTTTGAGGCTCTTCCTGCACTACTATCTACATCATCTAATCCATCTCTAACAGTTTCGAGTTGTCCTGTTTGGGCATTTACTCTTAGAGTAATAGTCATATCACGATTGTTTGCCATCTCTACTACTCCTTTCTATTGTTTTTATTAGTTCTAGTAGCTCTATCTTGTTGTGCTTATACTCTTTTGCATATTCAAATACTATAAGTGGGTCAATGTCATAGCTAGAGAACCCTGCTCGTAAAGACATAGACCACACATTTATCACCCATCTCTCATAGTCATCTTCAAGAAAAACAATATTATGCTTCTCCATAAAATATCTCTTTTGCTTCTCTATATCTCCATTTGTGTCTATATCAGGAATATCTCCAGCTACGAGTTGCTTCGCATAAGAGCAGAGCCTTTCTACTTTTTTTCAGCTACTTTTTGTTGTAGCTTATTTACCTCTGCTAGGATAGTACCATATCCCCAATCATTTGCCTCTATGTATTCCATCAAACGCTTACGCTCTGCATCCTCTACTATTTTTAGCTCAAATAAGAAGCGTTCGCTTTTAAGCATAATCTTCTGCACAGAGTCGCTATAAGTTTCAATCTCTTCAGATAGAGTATTAACTTCTTTTCTCTTATCTCTTAACTCTGCTCTTAGCTTTCTTCGCTCTTTTGCAAGTTGAACTCTCTCACCATCATCTGATATAGAGTCAATTTCAATAGAGACATCTTCTATCTCCTCAACAAGCTCTTCTAATTCATCTCTAGCGATATTGAGCTTTTTAGAGGCTTCATCCAAATCTTTGTGATTGGCTTCTTCTTTTTTGATAAAAGCTTTATATGGCTTAATGTCTTTTTTACCAAGCTTTTTGGCAATGATATTGAAAGTCTCTTCTTCTATTTGCAAAGGTATCTTTAAAAATTTACTTAATGGATTACTCATCTATTTTTCCTTTTGTTTTATACTGTGTAAGCTCTAAGCTCAAAGTTATCATCACCTAAAACTTTTCTACATTCCAAAGTTCTCTCTACATTCAGACGACCATTCTCTTCAGGTGTACCCTGCTCAATCGCGACACAAGACGGGACAATAATCTCCCATTTTTTAACACCTGCGTTATCAAATAACGGTATAACAAAGTTAAACTCTGTACCACTTGCTAAATCATTAAATGCATCTTCATTATCTTCTGTTACACTCATTGTAACTTTAAGTTGTGGCTTAATATCATTTGTATAAGACGCACCACTACAAGTATCTTTGGGGGTGAATACATCAGCACCTAGAGCCAACTCTACCTTTTTGAAATGTGCAGGATTACCATTCACTGTATATGCTAGACAATCTTTAGTCATAAACACACTCTCTAATGCAGGACTATCAGGGATTACATTATCAGCCTCAACAGAACCTAACTGCACTACTTCATTCAAAGTGGATTTGAAGTCAAACATAATCATAGCTGCTTGACCGACCTCTGCTGTAATTGTAAGGTCTGCCCTAGCACCATAGGCACTTGTTTTTTTACGATAACCAACTTGTTGCATAGAGAGAGTAGTATCTTTTGTACTATCGTAAAGATAGGATACATATCCCACCTCTACAGTGGGAGCGATGCCACAACCTGCCAGAGGCACGGCGATTTGAGTATGGTCACTCGGCATCTTCATCTCTGCACTCACTTCTATCGCAGAGAAGTCTGTTATAACTGTCGTGGTTTTAGAACCTTGAAATTTTGACAAAGGGTCATTCTCATCTGTATCATAAGTTGGGTTCCAAATCGCATTTCCTCTTTGCAAAGGCAAGACGGCTACAGGAAGTTCATAAGTACCACTTACGCTTTCTACAATCACGGCTACAGTATTGGTATCTTTTGTATATTTATTTCCCATCTTCTTTTACCTCTCTTGTTTTTTTAGTTGGGTCTTGTAGATAGTATCCTCTACCCACAAATGCCGATTTAAGAGACTCTTTAATAGTCAAAGGAGTTCCTTTTTTAGTGTAAACTGTAATGTTTTTATTTTTCATTTAGTTTCCTTTTTGATGTAAATATTTGGTTGTATTGTAATATCTGACGCTCTAGTAATACCACTCTCTTATTACAGCTCTTGATATTACTTAGAGTATTTAGTTTTGGGCACTGAGAGTAGATATACTCTTTTTTTACTACTTGCTTTGATGCACACGCACTAAAAAATATCAAGCTCAAAATAAGTATCATTGCTATCATAATTTTTTTCATCTTGTTTGCTCTCCTCGTATATATCTTGTGTTTGTTCCCAGTAATTCTGAAAACTTATTACTTTATTCTCTTCTTGTAGAGCTTTTATCTCTACAGTTAGATTGTTTTTTACTAGCTCTAGCTCTATAAGAGAAGTAGTACACTTACTTACTTCTGTCTGAAGTATGTTTTTTGGATGAACACAAGCCAACCAAAGCACAAAGATACTAATAATAAACAGAGCTACTAATCTAAACATCTTATTATCAAACAAGCCAATTAACTTAAACATCTTTAATCCTTTTTAAACAATTTTTTAACTCTACCGTGAGAGATGATACTTCTTTTAGAGATACTCTCCAATCGTTATTTAATCCCTCAAGCTTTTTTAGACAATCTTCTTTTTCAGTCTGCTCAATTATCCTTGACTCTTCTATCTTTCTGACTCTCTCTTCTAAATTCTTTTGAGAGTTTTTACTGGCTCTATAAAGCAAATATCCCAAAATCAAAACCATAACAATCAAAATAAATCTATTGAAATTTTCAGGCGATAGTCCTAGAATATAGTTACCTGCCTTTATCCCCAAATCAACTTTTTCATCCATTAGCTCAAATCCTCCAATTCTATTTCTAACACGAATAAATCTAATGTTCGTGTATCTCTTAAATCTACCTGAGAGTATAAAGTTTTGATACAAGAAGTATCTGTAGAGTCTTGTAACTTTTCAAAATCTCTAAACATACTTGTATTTTTTATATCGTCGGGTGTAACTGTCAATCCTACTTGTATAGCATAAAATAAGCCCCGTGGCTCTCTTCTAGCTACAAATATTTTATAATCTGTAGGATGATATATCTCTGCTATCTCTCTTATCTTTGCTATAGCTTCTGCATAAGTTAAACAACAAGACATTAATAAGAGCCTGTGCCAATAGAGCCAAACTTATTGTTTTGCTCACCCTCATCTATTTGGATAGTATAAGGAATAGACTCTGCTCTATCTAACCAATACTGTTGATAAACCTCTACATCTGTAAAGGTTTGCATTGTCTCGTCATATTCATTGGCTCTCTGCTGAATATGCAACCAAAGTTTCGGAGCTAGATAATAGATAGTCTTGCAAGATATAGCTTCTACTCTATCATAGGCTTCTGTATCATCTTCAAAGATTATATTTCTATAATCTCGTTCGGCTCGTAGCAGATGAGGAGTTATCTCAGCGTCTGTCAATTCCTTAAGAGCTTCTCTATCTCTCACATCTGCTACTGTTGCCATATCTCTACGCCAACGCTTCTGTTACGATTGTTACATACTTATGAATATCAAACTCATAGTCAAGGTTGATACCAAATTTATACTTCAATGCACTCTCTTCATCGTTATACCATCTTCTCCTTGCAACCTTTTTCACGGCACCCAAGATAATATTTCTAAGGTCTGTAGCAAGATATGTACCAATAGGCATACGCTTTAATGGCTCTAATGGCACACCTAGGAACATCAGTAGCTCACCATCTTTAAGCAGAGCCGTGTTTTGATGTAAAGCTTGAATATAATAAACATACGAATAATAATCTTGATTTGATAAAATAATAGTTGCATTATCTTTCACATCAGGGTCAATATTGTCATAGACTACTTTTAGAGCTGTAGCTACTTTTTCACCTTCATCTACAATACCCAGAGGATATGTAGCTTTAATAGTTGCAGTTGATTCACTTGCAATCGTAAGCCAACCTTTTGCCAACTCATTGAACGGAGCTGTTTTGTCAGTATTATCTGCTATACCGACCATACCTAGATATAAAATATCATTTGAAAATGTCATCGAAAAACTATCACTCTGCTCTTTTTCAAACATAGGATTATCTTTATTGTCATCCAGCGTCTCTTGAGCTATCTTTGCATTTAGCTCTATAGTATTTACCATATTCAGCTCTGCACCAACAACACCAAGTTTGGCATATTGATTTTCATCGGCTGCTTCTCCCGCAACATGACGAACCAAAACACCCTCGATAGCATCTGGAGTACTTCTCTTTTTTGTAAGCTTGTTTGTAAAATCCCAAGTAATCTTTTTCAGAAAAGAGCTATTATCACGGATAGCTTTAATAAAAGTAGAGCTAAGTGCAGGAGTAAGAACACCTCCAAGTTGCACATCTGTTGGTAGCGTAGTACTTTTTAAAATACCACTTAAACTTAGATAATCATTTGGCATTATAGAATTCCTTCCTCTTCATCTTTAATTTCTTTTGGCTTAGGTTTAGCCTGTCCACTCTTTTTAAGAGTCTCTTTTACTTCTGTCTGCTCTTTTTTAATCTCTGCTACATCATCAGTATTTGTTTTTAGAGAGTCTTGGAGCTTTTTGAGAGCTTCATCTTTTGTAGTTAGTTGTTTTTTAAGTGCTTCCACCTCTTTCATCAACTTTGTATTTTCAGCTTTTACACTAGCTGTATCATCACCTGCTTTTTTAACATCTTTAGCCATATCAGACAAAACCTTTGCACCACGAGTAGTCGCTTCTTGCATTCTCTTTTTAACTTCATCACCATATTTACTCATATCTACTTTTTCTCCTTTTTCAATTTTTGTGTGGATGTCTATATAGACTCCACTCATCACAGATGCCAAAGATGCAAAGAATTTTGCTATATCTTCATCTTTCGCATCATCTGCTTTTTGAATAGCCTCACCTGCCATACTAAGACCTGTAATCTCTCCACTCTTCACCAACTCTTTTAACTCGTCACTTTCAAGCTGTATAGCTACTGCCCACGCACCCTCATCATCAGGGAAATCACTATCTCCCTTTTTGACAATATAGCTCTCTACAATAGTAGCATCTACATTTTTGAAGTCGTGTTCGACATCTACATTTTGATGATTTAGCGATTTGGCGAAGAGATAACAAGCTTTTTTAATCTCTTCTGCTGTAGCTTCATCACCTTGACTATCAGGCTTGTTGGGAGTATAGACGATACCGTGTATTACTCCCTCCTCATCTGATTTTACAATCTTGATGACATTTTCATATTTGCCCTCTTCTTTAGCAGATTTATATATTGCTACTTTGCCGTTAGCTCCTTTTTTTACAAGAGAGATGTAAGAAATAACAATATTACTCAACTTTGCCATATTTTTTTCCTTTCAGTTCGTTTGGTTCATTTGCGTATTTTAATACAGTTTAAAAGATAATAATATATAGATACCTCTTATGTTTTTATAGTTATCTCTTCATATTATCAATCGTGTTACTCATCTATATATTTTCTTGTATTTCCTATATTTTGATATTCTTATAGCAAAACTTGTTTCACTCCAAAGTGCCTATTTTAGGGCTTTATAGCATAGTGAAACGCTGAAACAAGTGAAACAAAAAAAAGAGGATTATATGACAAAAGGCAAACAAAGTAGATATATAGTAAGTAAATCAGATAGCTCTATGCAACTACGCACAGAAGAGGATTATCTAGCAGAGGGTTTAGATGGAATAGTAGAGCCTTATATTAGCTTCTCGACTCTTAGAGCATTGTATCCTGCAAATGTGTATCATACTAGAGCTTTGAAGCTCAAAGCAGGGATACTTAGTCAAATAGATACAACTACACTAGATAAATATATGCCTAAAGGTATCACAGCTAAATCATTTTTATACAAATTCATCTTAAACCTAGAGGTCTATGGAACTGCATTTATAGAGAGAGCTGGACTAACAAATGACTTCTCTATATATAATCTAAATAGTTACTATGCTAGAGTAGATATAGAAAACAATATACACCAACAAGTCAATTTAGAAACCCAAAAGCTAGAGGGCTATCACTTAAAATATGACTCTATTCTAAGCGACTATTACGGAGAGCCTGACTATATAGCTATCCTTAGAACCATTAGTACACTATACAAAGCAGATGTATATAATGATAAGTTCTTTGAAAATGGTGGTAAACCATCTTTGGTGATAATTTTTGAGGATAGTGACCCAACAGATGACCAAGTAAAGGCTATAGAGGATTATTTAAAAACAAATACAGGAGGATATGAGAATGCTCATAAAAATCTGATTTTGACTACTGGAGAGGGGAACGGTGAGACGAAACCTAAAATTAGGATAGAGAAAGTAGGAGATATAGAAGATTTGAGCTTTGAGAAATTAAAAACAATGGGGCGTGATGAAATAGCAGTAGCCCACGGAGTACCTCCTAGAATGTTGGGAATAGTACAGAGTGGTGGACTCGGTGGAAGTGGAGAGCTATTGGCTCAAATGGAGATGTTTTTAGAAGTTATCATTAATCCAAAAATAGACCTCATAGAAAGTTTTTTTAAAAATATTGGTATAGAGTTAAAAATCAAAAGATTTGATTTGAGCAGTATGAGTAATGATGAAATAGGAGATGCACTAGTAAAGAGTGGAGTAATTACGAAGAGTGAGAAAAAAGCACTGTTAGGGTAAGAAATGGCAATTAAAAAAGAAAAGAAAAATCAAATACTCATACAAGTAGATGCAGGGATACCTGTACAAGAGTTAGCCGATGAGTACAAGATAAGTAAAGGCACTATTTGGGCTTGGTTGCGTAAGAGAAAAAAAGAGGGTATTAATCCGAACGAGACTATTGATAATATCAAGAAGCAAATTGCCACACTAGCAAAACGCAAAGCTACAGAAGCCGTAAGTAGAAAGATAGCTATGCTCACTTCAGCTCTTGCGAAACTAGAGAGAAGAGAAGATAGAAAAGAGGTGGTGGCTTCAAAGGTCAAACCTATGCCTACAGTAGTCTCTACAGAAGAGGCAGAGGAACTCAAAAAAAGAGCATTAGATGGAGAGTTTGGAGAGCTATTTGAGTATCAAAAAGAGTTTATGCAATCTACAGAGATATTCCGATTAGTCATCAAGTCTCGTCAAATTGGGTTCTCATACATAGGAGCATTGGACGCACTCATAGGAGCAGTAGCAGGTAGAAATCAACTCTTCTTATCTGCTTCAGAAGAACAGGCTCTTATTCTTATGCGTTATGTTGAGCATTGGGCTGAGAAGATGAGTATCGTTTTTACTGTAAATAAAGATAATGAGAAGAGACTAAGTAACGGTGCTATCATTAAGGCTATGGCAAACAACTTTAGAACTGTACAAGGGTTCACCGGCGATATATGGATGGATGAGTTCGCATGGTATCAAAATCCTCAAAAGATTTGGAGAGCGTTTGTGCCATCGATAGGTGCTATTGGAGGTAGGCTTACGATTATGAGTACACCTTTTGAAGAGCCTAGCTTATTTCATCAGTTGGTCACAGATGAGCTTAAATACTATATGTTTAAAAGATTTAGGATTGATATATATAGGGCGATGAAAGATGGTCTAAAATTTGATTTAGAAACTATGAGAGCATTGTTTGACGCAGAGAGTTGGGCGAGTGGGTATGAGTGTCAATTTGTTGATGATGAGTCAGCACTATTCCCTATAGCTCTTATTAAAAGCTGTGTAAATAATAAGCTTTTCTATCGCACTCCCAATCCAAACAAAGTTCAGTTTGCAGGTTTTGATATTGGTAGGACTACACACAAATCGGCACTTGCTGGGTTAGAACTTATAGAAAATAAATACTCCTTGATTACTTTAGATTTATTGCATAAAGCTACATTTGAAGAACAGGAGACACATATATTTAACTACTTAGATGTTAATAGATTAGCACAAATGAACATTGATAAAAGTGGTATAGGGATGGATTTAGCAGAGAGAACAAAGAAAAAATATAAGCAAAGAGTAAAAGGCACATATTTTACTCCAAGCTCCAAAGAGGCTATAGCACTCAATCTTAAAAAGATGTTTGAGGATAAGATAATAGAGATACCCAACGACTCTGTACTCATCGCAGATATTCACTCTATCAAGAGAAGAGCATCAGGGAAACGCTTCTTATATGACTCAAAGGCGAATGAACACGGTCACGCAGATAGATTTTGGGGTTTGGCTTTGGGAGGTAGTTTTATAAATGCAATAGAGAGAAAAAAGGGTGGTAAAGGGAGGGGAATTGTATTAGGAGGGTAAATATTGTTTCACCTAAAGCCTCGTATTTGTGGGCTTTATGGAGTGGTGAAACGGTGAAACGCGTGAAACAAGAATTAACGAATATTCCTCAATCCTTGGGATAAATTATTAAATATCTCTTCACTCATATCACCTGCGAATGTGTCCAACAATGTAGCTAATCGTCCAGAACCTGCCAAATTTCGTAATGCTCTATCTAAATAGGGATTAGCACTTATCCCGGGATGATTAACCTTTTTAAATATACCATAAGGCGTTCTCAAAGCCTTTTTTCTTTTCGGACGGATAACATAAGGTCGTGTGCCATTGTGAACATATCTAGCATAATCTATCAGAGCCGTATTACCCACGGTTCTCTGTCCGATTTGAGCAGGGAATATCGTAATATCCCCTGCTAATCTCTGTGTCACTCTAGGAGCTTCTCGTACTGCTTCGGCTTGGAGCATAGCAGAGGCGATGTCTAAAAAGCGTTCTATTGGGATTTGATAGTTATCCATCCAACACATCCATTAGACCAGTAACTATTCTATCAAGACTTACTCCACTCCTCTTTGAGTGCTGTTCAAGTTTTCTTATTATTTTTTGCTGTGTACTCACGCTCATAAAAATACCATAGTTCTCTAAGTTGTATCCAAAATCTTCAAATATATCATCCGTTGGAACATCTATAGCTTTGCTGTGTTTTGTTAGCTCTTTTTTGTTTCTGTAATCTCGTTTGGGTTGCCATTCTTTCAACATTATTTTTCCTTAGTAAGACTATCAAAAGCCTTTTTATCAGCATCTTTTACAGATACTATTATATTATCTTCTAGCGTATATAGTTTCTTTGTCTTAGTGCTATACGCTACATTCTGCACAGGGTTCAAGATACTAAGCTCTATCCTATCAACCTCCTTTAGACCTTTAATTATATCTGCATCAGATACACCATTTTTAGCCGTCTTTTTTGTTATTATAGCCTCCTTATCGTATTTGGGTATCCTAAGTGAATACTCTACCTTTTGTTGATTGTGTGTATCACCAGAGACTAGAGAGCCATCTACACTCTCACCGTCTATCGTCTCGTTCTCAGGGAAGTGTGCGACCATTATGGTACGACACCCAAAGTGATACGGACTCATTCCAACATTTGCAGGAAGTTTACCCCAAAGAGGTGTACTTTGCCATTGAGATGCCTTTTTCTTTGCCTCTATGTCTGTTGCACTTGTTACAGCATTCGCTTGGGTCGTGAGGTGCTTAATAGGTATTATTCTACCATTCATACTTAGACAAATCTTTGAGGTTTTCTTATCTATCTTAGCTACTGCTTTGACATACTCAATCCCTGCCTTTTCGTATTGATAGACACGATTAAGAGATTGGCTTTGGCGTATGATATGGTCACTCACATTTGTAAAGTACCTACTAGACTCATCTACTATACCACTTAGCTCTTTTCTAAGTGTAGCTCCTATTTCAGATGTGGGTATATCTCCACTCATAGCAGAGGTTATTACTTTCTTCACTTTGTCTTGTGTATTCTTTGTGCCATCATCTTTCATCCACAAGAGCGAACGATTGACGCTCTCTATCACCTGTGCATCTTTTTTATCAAACTCAAACGAGGCTTTGATACCTGTAGCTACAGTTATCGCAGATTTATTGTATATCTCTTCTAGTGTAGTAGAATCCACGCTATATGATAGATGTGTGAGCTTTGTATCTACAAGAGCTATCAGTTGCTTTTTGTCTATCTCCTTTACTCTTTGCATCACATAGATATATATATCATCTACGAATGCTTCGGTCTCTTTTTTGTTGATTTTAGCAACATCAGAGAGATACTTATCTATCAACTCTTCTATATCAAGAGCTTTTTTTGCTTTATAGATAACATAGCTCTTTAATATTCTAAGCTTTGTCACCTGCTCTTTAGTTACTGTCTTGTTCAATATAGGCATTATATTCCTTTATCTCATCATCACTCATAAAATTTATCAAAATCGGACGCTCCTCACTATGAAAGATGAAGTCGCATTTATGACACTGCTTTACTCTCTTTGTAGTAGCAACTAGAGATTTTGTAGAGATTGTCCTTATCTTAGGCTCTGCACATTTTGGACATACCATTATTTTTCCTTTAAAGTTTTTTTGAGTGCCAATATGCACTTAGTAGCATCTGCTTTAGAGATACTCTTTAAGTTTAAATATCTATTTTTAGTTATACGATAGATAAAGTTCCTAGTAGCCTCTTCACTCTTATCTGTAGCATAGACTTGCCCCAACTCACGGATAACTGTTAGCTGACGCTCTGTTGCATCTTTGCTTCTATCTTTGATAGTTGCTAGTTCTGGTGTCTTATAGTTTAAATAATCTACAAGAGCTATCAACTGCTCTATGTTCAAATCCTTTGAGCTTCTAACTCCGAAATGAGCAAAGAGCTTGTCTTGATACTCCTCTTTGTTATCTCTAAAAAATGATTGATATTTTTTAGAGATATGCACTTGTTTTATCAAATCTGCTTTGAATTTAATTTGGCTTTTTGTCATTAACTTTCCTCCATAATATAATATTTTGTAAGCTTTGGATTGATTTGTTCCAATCTCCAATAATAGCCTACCATCTCATCAGCCAACGCTTTGCCTCGTCTGTCTGTACGAGACAAACCCATTGCTTCGACTAGTTTGGACTTGCTTAGTCCATCCTCCTCTTTTCTAAGAGCTTTTAATGCCTTTTCTACAAGCTCTCTATCGACATCATTTAAACCACTTTTAATCGGATTATATGCAGACAGGTTATAATTTCTAGTATCAACAGAAAACTGACAATGTTTTACAAGTGTACCTCTACCATGCGTAAGGTTTAAATCCAAATTGGTAATATGCTCAACTTCACCTATCTTTTTCAAATCATAGATATTGTCAAAAGAGCTAACATAAAGCTGACTACCTCCTATAAGTTTCCCTGTTGAATTTGAATGATGAAGTATGATAACTGTACCACCTGCATCACGCATTGCTTTTACACAATCTACAAACTCACGCTGTTGGTTCTCATTCTTCAAATCAATAAAATCTTTAATCGTATCAAGCACGAAAGTACAACCGATATACGCATTTTTTTTGGCTTCTTTGCGTATCTCACGCAACTTTTCCATCGGTGTACTATCTAGCTTAGTATTCATAAATAATTTGATTTTTGGTTGTCTATCTATAAGTTTATTAAGCTCTCTCTCTTTTGCATCTTCCAAAGAGTTATCCATATCAAGATAAAAGACATTATTAACACTTTTAAGCTCACACAGAAAGTTACAAACGCTCAATATCAATAAGCTCTTGCCTTGCTTGGGCTTTGCGTGTATCATAGTAACAGAACCCGAATAGATAAAATTATCAATATAAGGTTCTCTATCTTCAATCTCAAAATCCTCCTGTGTAACTATTCCTGTTTGTTCAAAATTAAACATGAGAATCCCTCGCCATTTGTCTAATATTCTCAAACTTCTTTACAAGCTCCTTATCATCACCATCAAAAATATCAAAAGTTCCCAATGCTCTATCAGGTCGCTTTGGCTCTTCTCTTTTATGCTCTATAGGCTTGTGTTTGGTCTTAGCTACAACATCAGTAAAATATAATATATCTCTCATATTATTATCTCTATATATATCACGCATCTTATCTTTAATATCTTTTTTATCTCGATTAAACTCCATCAAGATAGCTGTATGTTTAAAATATATAACTAGAGTTTTACCCTCTACAAACGCATAATCAAAGAACTTTTGCAACTTATCACTTAGAGCATTTTTAAGCTTCAAGATGGCTTCTGCTTGTTTTAGCTTGGGACTATCTAGTGCAGTTTTCGGATTTGCTTTGTCTAATTCTTTTTGTTTGGCTCTTGGTATCATTAATCCTCCTTTTTTTATAGACTCATTAGAGCCACTTGGGTAAGTGGCTCTATGAATTTACTGTTATATCAATACTCTATTTAGAAACCATCCAAAAGTAAATCTTTTATTTTTTTGGTACTTTTCTGTAATCTCTATGTATCTAGCTCCTTGCAATGCGTTCAACATTCTCAAAATCACTTTTTCTCCATTAGCTCCTCTATGTTTTAATACATTTTTTAAAGCTAATATAGTTTTAGAACCTATATATCCATCTACCTTTAACTCCAATGTTCCTTTGTGTCCCAAGGCATTCAAGCTTCTTTGTAGAAATTTACATGGTATAGAAGTTCCCATGTTTACACCTGTGTCAAATAGCTCAAATGCTATCTTTTCACTGATAGGCTCAATTTTATCAAGTGTCAATCTATCCCAATATCTTCTCTTATATATCTCATACGCTACAACTTTCGGCATATCTTTCATCTTTCCATCGTAGCCATTTTCACGAGCTACAGCTACAGTTATTCCAAAGTTGGTTTCACCACCAGAGTCCAATGGGTCATTTACATATCCACCCTCTATTTTTATGACCTCTGATATTAGTTTATCTTTTATGCTAGACATATCAACCTCCTATCTTAGCAGGGTCTAACGCTATAATGACCCACGGTTCACCGATTTCTCTCTTTGTATAAAATCTAATGTAACTCTTAGATTTTGCAACTTGGATGGACTCATTTATAATATCCATAGCTTCAAGCCAAAGAGGATGGTCAATCTCGTAACTTCTAAGCTCTAGTATGCTCTTGACATTTATAGAGCCTTTTTTATCAACATCAAACGCTTTCATCATCAGAGTTTTGATGTTTGCCGATGAGTCTTTTGTCTCTTCTTTAAAGAATAAATCTAGCTTCTCTTTTGCAAAAGTTAGCTTCTCATCAAACTCAACGGTATCCGAAATTTGGATAGAAACTTTTTGAAGACCATCAAATGTCTCTAGGTTCATATTTCCTTTTTTGGTGGATACATCTAGTTTATACTCTTGCCTCATCAATGCTATATAGCTATCTACTTTCTCAGTAGCTTTCTCTTTAAAGAGTTTCATTCTCTTTTGCTCTTCAATAGCGTCAGAGATTATCTCTCTAACCATCTCATCCTTGATTTTGTCAGATGCTTTGACATTATCAGGGTGAACTTCATCACCCTGTTTATTTATCCATTTACTCATCACCTATCTCCTTATCATCTATCTCTATATAGACAAATCCTAAATCATCATCTTCTACGACTTCGATTATTCTGGTCTTATCTGTATCTATAAAACCTACACTCACCTTTGCATCAGCAGGGTACTTACTTAATGCTTCTCTCAACTCTCCGATTGTTCTTATACTCATAATATAACCTTTTTTCTTTTTTTTGTAAGTGCGTAAACACTCCACAAAACCCCTCATGAGGGGCTTTAAGAATGTTTGATTATTGGAATAAGTTTATATTTTTTGGAATATAAACTGTAGAGTGTAGCTTTGCTATATCTTTATCTATCTGTTTATTTAAAGCTTTTAGATAGTTTCTTAAACTATCTAAATTGCCTATTTTGCTTTCATATTTTTCAAAAGTATTAAATGGAATATTTATAATTACTTTATCTACATTATATCTAATATCGAAATAGCCACTAAGTCCGTCTTCTAAAATATCCAAATTAAAATTTATACCAATATTTTGAAGAGTATCAATAAAATACTCGATACTATCAAGAGCGTTTTGAAACTCTTTAATCTTGTTTTTTGTATCTATTAAAGATACAGTTGTATTTTCACCTAAAGATATGTTAAAACTTTTTCTATTCATTTTACTAAACTTCAAAATCATATCTTCAACGCTCATAATTTCAAAATTACCACTTTTTGACATTTCTAGCTCCATATCTTTTATGATATTATCTACTTCTTTTTGTGTGTATTTCTTTTTCATCGTGTAGCCTTTTATTTTTTGTAAGTGAGTAAACACTCCATAGAACCTCTCTGGAGAGGCTCTAGCAGTCTTTTATTCTACGCTCTAACCATATCCATGCTATTAGCCAATAAATGCCGTATCCTATTAGCCAACTCATCTTATCCCCCAAATACGCACTTTTGTATATCTATTTCTCTTTATTTTAAAGAGTCTTTTTATATATCTAAGCATAAATCAATCCTTTTTCTATACACGCCTGAATAGCGTTATATCTAGCTCTTCTCATATCCAATACTCTTTTTTTAGGTAGAGATACACATCTAAATTTATCTATATCGTGCTTCTCAAAAGTCTCAACAAACATTAAACATTTTAAATTGTTTGCTTTAGAAACATAAGTAGATAAACGCTCATGGCTTCCTGCTATAAGCCCCACTCTTTTACCATTTTGTATTCCTATCAATCTTATTATATTCATACCATACTCCTATATTTTCTCTTTTTAGTCAAAGGACACAAAGGACTCACATCTTTTACTAGACGAAACTTTTTATCAAGAAACTTTTGTGGACTAACTGTCTTTACTATGTAGCCTCCTCTTACTAGCTCTCTAAGTATTTTAGATAATGTGTTTTGGCTTATTTCAATTATCAAGAGAATATCACCAACCCTAAAGTTTCTATTGTCTCTTATGTATGTCCAGACTCTCTGCTTACTGCTTCTTTTTATGCGATTATTCGTCATCTTTCTCAACCCCACTAGCCCTGAATGTCGCAAGGCTCATAGAGTCTAGTCCATTTGCTTCACAAAACTTCTCTATTCTTAAAATGAATACTTTTATTCGTCTAAGATTTGGATATTTTTTACCAAAGAACTCTATCAAGTCAGGCTCTAGTGCTACTTCACACTGCTTGACGAACTTTTTTATATCATCTGCTCCTATGTTGCGAAACTTCACTTTCTCAACAATACGGCTATAGAAATGAGGATGATTTTTGAGACGAGAGTTACATGACTCCATACCGACGAGTACAATCACATTGCCACTCACATCGTGTATATCTCTAAAGAACTCCAAGATGTTAAATCTATCAGCTCCTAGTAGTCCATCTATCTCATCAATGATAATCGGTCGAGGATTTATCATCAAGCTATCTATCACTTCATTAAATAGTTCGCTTGATGTTTTAGACTTAGAGTCTATAGATAGCTCTCTAGCCAATAGCTTCAGAACGGACGATTTCGTCCAAGTTTGGTTTTGTCTAAGCACTATTGCATCAAATTCATCCTTTATCTTAGAGATAGATATTGTTTTACCTACTCCATATACACCGAAACATAAGCCCATTCGTTCAGCGTTCCCCTCTAAATCATCAACTAGGGTGGACATTAGCTCATAGAATTTGGTATAATTACTTGTTTTAACAAAAGCTTCTTGCATAGAAACTCCTTTTTTATTTTATTAGTCTTAGTCTAGTAAGACTTATCAAGAAGAGCCTTTGCTCTTCTCAATAAGTGTTATGCTAGTTTTCTCTCCTCCCACTCCTCTTTTGCCATTTCGTATAATCTAGGCTTCTTTTGTGCTAGTTTCTGTGTACTCTCATCAAATGTATCGTGTTCAAAGTCCCACATAAATCTATCATGTAGATTGTTAAAGATTGGACGACCATTTACAAGTACCTCGGCATCATCTTTGGTCTCTTTTTTAGTGTCTATAGACTCCTTTATCTTATTAATTACTTCATTTTGCTTCTCTATAGCTATATCTATCGTCTCATCTTGTACTATAGTCTCATTCTTAGTGTCAAGAAACTTTTCTATTCGTTCAGGTTTATTGGCTCTTATATCGTCTAGTCTTTTTTGTGCTTTTATCTGCTTTCTATCAAATTTCAAAGATGCTATATGCTCATTCCTACTTCTACCCATCTCTGCGTAGTTTTCAGCTTTGCAAACGAAGCTCATATTTAAGTCATAGACATATATCACACCTAAATCATCATCAGACAAGCACCACATCCACTCTCCCACCATATCGTAGAAAATATCGTTAAAATATTGGATTTTATCAATGGTTATACCTTTTTTCGTTATCTTTTTTGAGATAGAAGAGCCTACAAGAATATTAAGAACATTTGGGTCGCTTATAGTGTTTCTAGGTACTCCACAAGAGTTCCATTTTTCCATCGGAGTCATATCAATAGAGCTATGCTTTCTATTTTCATAGTGTGTAGTCCACTTCTCCATTATCATCTTTAGCTCTTCTATCGAAATGGGCAACTCTATATCAATTCCTAGATTCTCTTTTTTATTTGCGAAGTTTTTAGCAAAGTCATCTCCACTCTTAAATCTATCATTCCACTTCTTTATAGACTCTTTTTTAGCAGAGAATGTTTGTCTATTTGCTAGACGCTCTCTATCTGCTGTATTGTGTCCGATAAAGCCATTGATACGCGTAAATAGGTCTCTTGTTAGTGTTCCAAAAAAACGCTCGATATGAGGCTTCAAATACCCACTAAAAGGAGGAGTGAAGTCTTGTTGTATATTCAGTCTATCACAAGTATAAGCAAAGTGTTTGGATTTATACTCTTTACCTTGGTCACACAGAACCCTTTCAGGTATTCCAAACTTCTCAATAGCTTTTTTTAGCATTCTACCGAGAGTCACACTAGACGAACTCGGTTCTATTACCCACACTACTCTTCTACTATAGACATCAATGGCCGCAGAGATGGCATATCGAATACCGTCACTACAAATCACATCACACGGTGTACCATCAAGCTCCCAAAGTGCGTTGGTGTGCATTATCTCACTATCAGCTCGTCCCGGTGCTGGACGATGTTTGGATACTGCACTAGAGGGGTTGTTTGCTAAAGTATAGATAAACAGATTATCAGGGTCTCGCTTCCATTTGCTTACCATACGCACAATAGTAGCGTAAGATGGGATTTTGGTATTTTCAAAGTGCATCTGCATATATTGTTCTATATGCACAGTCTGTATATCAGGATTTTCAAGTATCAGATTTTCCATATACTTATATTGCTCATCAGTATAAGAACGATTAGACACACCTTTACCTCTACTATCAAGCAAGTATTCTAGGGGGACTAGGTCTTTTGCTCTACAATCTCTTACTATCTTATTCCACCTAAACAGATTTGTCTTATTTAGCTTCAACTTTGCATATTTTCTATCTACTCTTTTAAGGAAAGCTTTCCAACCCTCACTACTCGGACGATTGTTATAGTCTCTCACGAGTCTCTGCTTTAAGATAGCTTCTCTTTGCTTTTCATCAGATGCTAAAAGCCAAGCTTTAGATGTATCTGTCTCTTGTAGTTTTTCAACTTTAGGACTCGTCTCGATAAAGTCATACTCATCATCTATCATAGTAAAACTAAAGCTTCTATCACCGAATATCACACTCTTATTATTGTCAGATACAGCTTTTTTAATAGTTCGTCGTATCCATTGTTCAGACACTTCAAGCACATCAGCTATCTCTCTTATGTTCATTATTACTCCTTTTTGTTAGATTGTGTTTCACTGCAAAACTCGTGTAGTAGGACTTTGTAGGTCGGTGAAACAAGTGAAACAACTGAAACAATAATTTAAAAAATCTATAGATAAATGCTCAAAAAAGCACTTGTATATAGATTGGATATGAGCTACTCTTGTAGAGGCTCTATCCAAATCTCATCTTTTTTTAGTTGCTCAATAACTCTTTTGGTATTTCCCACCAAGGAGCGATTTGAGCCTTTTAGTTTGCCACTTAGCACTAGGCTAAGTGTCGTTCTGTTTAGTTTGTGCTTTCTTGCATATTTATTTACGCTTAGGCATTTGTCTCGGAAGTTTTTTTGTGTTGTCATTAGTTTCCTTTACCAATTTTTATTAATAATATCTAAGCATTTAGCTTTAGAATAACCTCTCATCTCACTAAAATTTAACAAATTAGACATATAGTCAGCATTTGCAAAGCCAACATTTTTATTTCCAATCACATCAGATAATATCTCAAGGGCTTTTTTAGCCTGTTCCTTATTTAAATAGCTTCCAATACTAAGCATAGTAATCCTTTTTTATTTTATAAATCATCTGGAGATGACTTAATTAAATAAAGTTTAACTATATAACTAAGTATAAGACAGTGTTGCTACTATATGTTGTGATGCTCAAAAATATCTTAGTTATATATGTCTTTTGCAGATTTAACTGCGTAAGGACTATAGTAGCTCAATTACTATATCCCTTGTTTTAAATTACTTACTCACTATATAAGTGTCTCTATTCATCGCCATAGAGAGAAATGTTAAAAATCATATCAAAAGCTAAACTTTAACCATTTGATAAAAGAATTATAGGATAAAAAAAATTAAATGTCAAGGGTTTTTTAAAATTAGTCTCTTTTTTGGTGTGTATGGATTATAAAAAGTGTATTTTGGGTGAAGCAGGTGAAACATAAAAACGCTATTTTTGTTTCAGTAAGTATAAATATAAGAAGTGTCGGTCTAATGGGATATAGAAGAGTTTTAAACTAATTCAAAAAAGCTAAGTGAAACATTAACTCGGTTCACAACGAAATGAGACCAAATATATGCTCCAAAGCACGATGAGAACGCATTTTTTCTTAAACATATATTATTCTCTTTTTAACTAATCCCCTACATCAAGCGATGGTCCAGAGATGGTAAAACATCATACTACCAAACAACAAAGAAGAGATTTAGCCAATCGTATGAAAGATACCAA